GGGTCTAGGAAGTCGGACGCAAGCAGTTCTTTAATAGTACCGCTTGGTGCAACTGTCGCTGTACCGCCGGTTGTACCGTAACGAGCATCGTCAAATAGTACACCGTCTTCAGTGCTTTGATCAGTAATATCTCTTGGAGTGCCCCACTTAGCTTCAAGTGGTCCAGGAATTGTACTGTCGTAAACATAAATTAGTGGGTAGTTGTCAAGGTCTGCTGTGCTAACCCAAATGTCACCGTCTGCAAGTGCGCTACCATCGCTCTGTGTTTCAGGCATGGAGAATCTTACTTGCGGACCATTTGGATCGGCGCTAGTAAACACGTTACTGTAACCTCTCCAGTTAGCACCGTCGTGGTACATAATGTCAACTTCGTCAATAACATTACTAAACCATCTCTGCCCTTGTGTCGCTATAGCGTTTGGAGCATCAACAGACGCAGTGTATGTTAGTGAGCGCCAGTTAGTAGCTTGGTACTGCTTAGGGCTTGTAGAAGCGCTAGTACCGTCAACATAGTCTAGGTTTGCCATGCTTACTGGGTTAGTAGCGTCGTATGGTAAGAAACCAATTGTTGTTAGCATACCGTCTGTATCAACAAACTTAATTTCACCACCAAGCGCATGTGTAATTTTAATCTGGAATAGATCAGTTACTTCAGCACTTACATTAGTGATGTTCGCTGCGTTAATAGCATTAGCAATTACATCAGCATCAGCACTTTTGCTACCAGTAGTAGTAACGCTAATACTAGCAGGTGTTTGGTAAGTTTCGCTGTTCTTAACTGTAGCAGTTAAAGTAAAGCCAAAAGTGCCTGCACCTGGGTTAGTAGCGCTAATAGCATCTGTAGTAATAACAGTAGCGCCAGAAACAACTCTTTGATAAATCTTAAAGTTTGCTACTGCTGGAGTAACAGCATCAACGTTTACCTTAGCGTAGTTTACGCCTATAGCAATGTTTGCGCCGCCGCCTGTAGGATCAAGTGCTTTAATAATTTCTGCGTTGTTATTGTATGCTAGGGTCTCTTGCTTGTCCCAAATTAGTGTAGAACCATTCCAGAACTTTAAGGAAACATTCATACCTGTGTTTGGAGTTGAAGTCTTTAGCCATACACTACCAGTCGGGCGTGCGTATGTGTCTGTGGACTTAAACTCAGGAACACTAGTGTGTCTAGAAACTTGAAGTGCCGGTGGGTAGTAAGTACCAGCAGTTAGCCCCATCTGGGTAAGCTTAGTAGCGTCACCGCCGAGTACAATAGGACCAGCTAGTGTGCTGTCGTCTGCGCCACTAGCAGTGCCATCGCTGTAAATCTCTAAGTACCCATCAACGTTTGCTGCTGTAACACCTTGGATAGCAAGTGTATTAATGTTACTAGCAATCTGTGTTACTGATTCTTGATCAACTGCTAAAACTGTACCGTTAATCTCAATGTTAGCTGCGCCAGCAACTAATGCTGGGTTAGCAGAACTAGACTTAATCGCAGGCCAGCTTGCTTGCCAAGCGTTAGTACCAACTTCGACCCACGTACCGCTTGTGTTCTTGTACCAGTATCTTACAACGTTTGTTAATGTAACAACAGCATAAGAACCAATAGCGCCGATGGAACCTTTTGGTGTGTAGTCAGCTCCGTCAAAGTCAACAACTTGAGCTTGCTTGTAAATGTTTAGTGGAACTTTGTTGCCAAATGTTTGACCGTTTTCGATGGTCTTAGCTGCGCCATTCCATTGTTGTATACCGAACAATGTATCTTCAACATCTAACCAAGCAGTGTTATTTGGTGGAAACGCATCAGGTGCTTCTTCAGTTGGTGCTAGCTCAGCCATGTCAACATCAGCTCTTACTACATAAGCACGGTTGCTCACGCCTAAGTAAGAGTATGCTGCTTGTAGTCCGTACTCATTAAGCTCACCAGCATGAATTGCGTTATTGTTTTCGTCGGTTTCAAAAATTGGATCACCGAAGAAATCAGCTAATTCTCTCTGAGAACTAATTAAGTATGCTTTGCCAGCGTTAGCTGCTGTAGTGCCTTGCGCAATACCTGTTCCAGCTGCGTTTGCTTTGTTTTCACGAGTCGCAACGAATATCATTGGAATGGTGCCAGGTTCGGCCGGGGTGTAAAAACTTTCGTCTATTACTTGGACCTGTACGCCTGGTGAAACTAATCCTGCCATGTTTTTCCTCTCCTAAGTGGGTATACTGTATTTATACTTTTGGAGAGAAAAACTTTTAAATCATCATGGTTTTATGCTGTCTATCAATTGTTTAAGCTTAACATGTAACTCGTCAATTGAGCTATTGTTATCTAATACGTAGTCAGCACAATCTTTAGTTAAGCTCATAGATGACGCATCTTCAGGAGGCAAGTGTGCTGATCGATCTACCCAGATACAAAAATCATAGGTATTGTCAGCTTTCATTTTGCGCCACTCTCGAATATTTCGAAGACCGCAGTAGATATCGTATTGTTTAAAGATTTCAGAACCAAGTAGCCCCGGGTCTTCGAAGTTATAATCTGAGATCATATCATACCATTCAGCACGCCTGTTATGTCTATCCGCATAACACTCTTCGGCTGTGGTATACCCGTATTTGTCTTTTAGATCGTTGTATATAAAATGATCAGCACAAAACTGACTTGATGAAATGAAATTATAATCGTATTCATCTCTTAACATTTCGCAGACAGTGTCTTTGCCATGCCTGCCGTGCCCAATTACTAATAATTTTAGTTTGCTCATACTTATAATATACTATATCGAAATGTAAAAGTCAACATCTTAATCCAAAAAACCATAAATCAATTCTAACAAACCAGCGGCCTTTGTTTTTTCCAAAACCAACACGGAGCATACGATTATTTTTATCAAGAGCAATATACGTCATATTTTATTTTAACAAATTATAACTATTTGTCAACCAATAGTAAAGCCGTAACCGTATCCGCCGGTTACTTGTGTAGAAACTTCCTTCTCAAGCTTTTCCATATCAGCAGTTGCTTCTGCTTTTAGCTGACTACCATTAAGACTTGTGCCGCCTTGCGGTCCGGCAATAGTAGCAAACTTTTCTCTTGCTTCGCCGAGCATGTACTTTGAAGCAGCTACAGCATAGTCTTTGATCCATTGCTGTGCTAGATAGTCTGCTAACAGTTCTTCGTCTGGACGATAATTGTAGCACATCAGCAACAGTTTTTCTTGTGTCCTAGGACGCTGTAGTATTGTCAGCTTCTTAGTAGTAGAGTTCCATTTAAACTCAATAAAGCTACCAAACATACGACCAACAAGTTCTTGGTACTGAGTAAAGAAATTGTAAGTTGCTAAGCCGCCCATGTTTGAACCGCTCATTAGGTATGTATTTGTATACGCCATATTAAACGGCTCAAACATTGATCCACCGTCTCCGCCACCGCTTCTTGATCCAATACTGCGTCTAAAGATTTGACGCACTTCGATAATTTCATTAGGCAGTATGTACTCATTCTGATCCTGCACTGTTGGCATAAAGTGATAGGCTTCTTCAACACTGTTGTCAGACCGTTGTCTAAACTTACTAAATGCTTTATTCAAAGCAGTTTCGTAATGAATAGGATCTAACTCAATGTCAATCATTCCGCCACCTAATAAGGTGTGAACGTAATCATATATCTCTTGTCTTGTAGTAACAGCCATTAGTGTGTCTCCAATGTATTTATACAATAATAAATACAGTATAAAGGAGAGAGCCAATTCCTCGTCTATCATTATACAAACCTGAAAAAGGTCCTGACTACGAATTCTTAGATAAACAAATCTTTGAAATGTTTAGCGTCGGCGGTGTTGATATGCATCTGCATAAACTTTTAGGCACCGAGCTTACTGACGAACAAATAGAAAACGGCGACACGGAGCTTACTCCGACGTCTATTCAAGACATGTTGTTCTTAGAAAATCGAGACAGGCGCTACGATAAAGATGTTTACGCTATTCGATGTGTATACAACGTTAGTGACTTAGATTTTGATCTAAGTCAGTTTGGCATGTTCCTTACTAACGACACACTGTTGTTAACTGTACATATTCGCAGTACGGTTAAAACATTAGATAGAAAAATCATCAACGGTGACGTAATTGAATTACCTGCGCTGCGTGACGAGTATGCGTTAAACGATTCTAATTATGCTCTTAAAAAATATTACGTTGTTGAAGATGTTACAAGAGCGTCGCAGGGTTTTACACAAACTTGGTATCCGCACTTGTACAGACTCAAGCTAAAGAGAATTACAGATAGCCAAGAATATAAAGATATCTTAGCTATCGAAAACGACGATTGTACTACAGTTGGCGACGGTAACTCTGTTTACGATACAGAAATTGTAATTAACAATGCTATTGTTGAAGAAGCAGAGCTAAACGCTGCCCTAAGCGGTTATAATACTGCGCACTTTTTTACAGTACAAACAGACGGCAACGGTAACATTGAATTACTTGATTCAGACAACGACGTTATACTCGACGAGATGCGTCGTCCTGTAAAGTCTGGTTACAAGGGTTATTTACTTGGTGACGGTATTCCGCCAAACGGTTCGCCATTCGGCACTGGCATATACTTTCCTACAAACGCAGACGATGGCGACTATTGGTTAAGAACTGATTACATGCCGCAGCGTTTATTTAGATTTACTACTGATCGATGGGAAATGATGGAAGATAGCGTAAGAGTTACACTGTCTAATACTAACAATAAAACCACACAACTTGGATCGTTTGTTAATAACACAAATACAGATGTTATCGCAGGCGACACAGTTGAAGAACGTCAGAGTCTAAGTAAAGCGCTTAGACCGCAGGCAGACTGAGAGATATAATGGCACAGCATTTTTACGATAATCAAATTAGAAGGTACTTACTACAAGTTACTCGAATGTTAAGTAACTTTTATTGGGAGAACGGCGACGGCGCACTCAAGCAGATACCCGTAGCATACGGTGATCCTTCTAGACAAGTAGCAGCACTCATAGCACAGAACAGCGAAGCTTCTATGCCAAGCGTGCCTCGAATCGCAGCCTATATTACTGGCTTACAGATCGATAACAATCGTCGAGCTGATCCGATGTTTATTGACAAACGTCATATTAGAGAACGTCGCTATGACAGTGCAGGTAACGAATATTTAGAAGCAGAAGGTAAGAATTATACTGTTGAGCGCCTTATGCCAACACCTTATACACTTTCTTTCAACGCTGATGTTTGGTCAAGTAACACAGATCAAAAACTACAAATACTCGAACAATTGCTAATATTGTTTAATCCAAGTTTGGAAATTCAAACTACAGACAATTATCTAGACTGGACTAGTTTAACTACTGTTACTTTAACAAACATTAACTGGTCAAGTAAATCTATTCCGCAAGGCACCGACGATCAAATTGATATTTCAACTTTAACTTTTGAAACTCCGATCTTTATTAATCCGCCTGCTAAAGTCAAGCGCCTTGGGGTTATTACAAATATTATTACCAGTATATTTGCTGACGATACTGGTAGTATTGAAAAGGGCGTTACACGACCTGAAATCAATCAATGGCAAGATAAAGCAGCACTAGCTATGGATTCTAAGA